TGGGACTATGAACTTCTAAGATCAACATTTGAAAGAAATGGGATAGATCAAATAACAGTTGACTCAATTCCAAATGATGAAAGATGTTTTGTGGTAATTCCTGGACAAGGCAATGCTGGTAAAGAGGCATACATTTCTAAGCAACTTCAAAACTCTAGTAGAGTAGTGTTATTTATTACAGGTGACGAGTCTGCTAAATTTAATGTAGATAAGATAGACCATCCTAATATTTCTATATGGATTCAATATCCTCATAAAAAGCACGAAAAATATAATAAGTTTTTTGTTGGAGTTCCACAGCACTTAAAGGATAATTTACCTGATTATCCTATTAAAGAACATAGTGTTTACTTTGGTGGACAGATTACTCATGACCGTAGAAAAGAGTTAGGTCATGCTATGGAGTCCCTACCAAATGCCCATTACAAGCCCACAGCAGGCTTTGCACAGGGTCAAAAGCCAAAGGATTACTACGAGACACTATCAAAGGCTAAGGTGGCTCCCTGCCCCGCTGGAGCACAGGTAGTTGATACCTTTAGATTCTTTGAATCAATAGAAATGCTAGCAATGCCTATTGGAGATCTTATTGATTCTAAAGGTGTAGAACAAGACTATTTTACATTTGTATACCCAAAAGATTTACCAATTAATAAGATGAATAATTGGGGTGAATTAAACTCAGTTTTGCCAGGGATTCTACTAGAGTATCCTAATAACATGCATAAGATTGTTAGTTGGTGGATCAAATATAAAAGAGATTTTTCTATTGAAATTATGAAGGACCTACATGAACAAAGATAATATAACTATAGTTGTTGTAACTTCTATTCTACCAAGTCATCCAGATACACTAATACTTGATGAAACAATTGCTTCTGTTCGCAGTCATTTTCCAGAAAACGAAATCATTTTGCAGATTGATGGACTTAGAAAAGAAAGGCTAGACCGTAAAGATGCTTACGATGAGTTCAAGAGTAGAGTTCTGTGGAAATGTCTCCATGAGTGGAAAAATGTTTTACCAATTATATTTGACGAGCATAGTCATCAAACAAATATGATGAAAGAAACTATTGGTCTTGTTCAAACAGCAGCGATTCTATATGTAGAAGGCGATGCACCAATTACTCCTAATCTTGAAATTGATTGGCAGAAGTGTTTAGACATGCTTGAATATGAGAAGGCTAACACTATTAGATTTCACTTTGAAGCATCTATTCCTATTGAGCATGAACATCTAATGTTTGGCATTGAAGATGGCTTTATGAAAACACTTCAATGGAGTCAAAGGCCACACCTTAGTCTAACTAAATATTATAGAGAAGTAGTTCTTCCTGCTTGTGATGAGAAAACTTTTATTGAAGATAAGTTTCATGGAGTAGTTCAAGATGATGGATGGGATAAGCATAAACTTTGGATTTACCATCCAGAAGGAAGTATTAAAAGATCTTACCACCTTGATGGTCGTGCAGGTACAAGAAAATTTACACAAGATGATGATGTGTGGGGATATACTGAATGACATTTGGAATTATTGCAAGGTGCGATAATACTGGTCTTGGTAATCAGACAAGGGATTTGGTAAGAATGCTAAACCCTGACAGAATTCTTTTAGTTAACTCTGCCAAGTTTAATAACAATAAACAGTATCCAGAATGGTACGATGGATACAACGTAACAATGACTAATGGCTTTCCAACCAAACAAGAGGTTGCTATGTTTATGGACGGATTAAATTCTGTCTTAACATGTGAAACCTTCTACCACCCACACTTTATTAATTTGGCCCAAAGGCGTAAGGTCAAAACCTTGATGCAGTATAACTACGAGTTCCTTGATCACCTCAACAAGCCTGATATGCCATTACCTACCTACATGATTTCTCCTAGTTATTGGAAGGTAGATGAGACTATTGCTAAGTTTGGCAATGATACTAAGGTTGTTCATATCCCGCCACCAATTCACCTTGATGACTTTAAGTCTGTTAGAGAAAACAATATGTCAAAAGATCATAAAAGACTGTTACATATTGGTGGCAAGGCTGCTTCACAAGATAGAAACGGTACTCAAACCGTTATTGATATGCTTCGTTATTCTAGGGCTGATTACGAACTTGTTATTAGAAGTCAGAGCGAGTTAAACATTAACTACAAAGACTCTAGATTAACTGTTGAGATAGGAAATATTGATAGCCGTTCTGAAATGTATGATGGTTTTGATGCAATGGTTATGCCAAGAAGGTATGCTGGTCTTTGTCTTCCAATGAATGAGGCTCTCGTAAGTGGACTTCCAGTATTTATGACTGATATATCTCCCAATAATCAAATACTTCCACAAGATTGGCTTGTATCATCAAGCAAGGTTAGTACTCTTATGACAAGAGTTAAACTTGATGTTTATGAGGCAGATGTTAGAGAACTTGGTAAAAGAATTGATAGGTATGTTAACAGTGACAAACAAGCACAAAAAGAAAAGGCTGCAACTATTGGATTTGAAAACTTTGACCCATCTATTCTAAGGGATCAATACCTTCAGATTCTGGAAGGATAAACTCTTCGGAGAACTTTTGTTTTAAATCTCCAAGCGTAAGAAAAGTTGCCTTTCTATCTTTAATAAATTTAATATCTGTTTTAAGTTCTTTGATCTTATAGTTTGTAAACTTTAATATGTAATAAGATAACCATAGGTCGTCAATGATCCAGTATTCTTCAGGGCAGTCAAAAAAGTCTTCGTTTAAAAATAGTTTGGCACTGCAGATTAGCCCACCCGTACCAGCATAGTTTCCTAGTTCTTCTTTCTCAATCTTAATTTTTCTTTTGTATCTTGAATTAACTCTGTGTGCCCAAAAAGATTTTACACAGATCTCATCATATTGTCTGTGACATTCTTCTATAAATGTATTTGGAATTATTTCATCATCATCAATAAAGATTATTTTTTCGTATCCATCTTCTGCAAGATCTCTTGCTAATATAAATCTAGCAAATTGTTTAAAGTCATTTGCATAGTTATGTACAGAGATATCTAGGCTTCCTTTAAACTTATCTAAATACTTTAAAAGTTTTTCATTTTGACCTGAGTTATCTATAATATAAAAGTCAAAGTCTTTATCTGTTTGATTATTTATGCAGGCCAAAGTTGTGTGTAGGTTCTCAAACCTTATATACGTACACATTATTAGCGCTGTCTTTGACATATATCTCCATAGTAACATAGAAAGAGCCAGCCTAATATAGACTGGCCCTAACTATTTAAAGAATTACTTCTTCTTTGCAGGTGCCTTCTTAGCAGCCTTCTTTACAGGTGCTTTAGCAGTCTTCAAAGCCTTCTCTACCTCTTCAGCAGATGGTAGTACACCAAATGCCTTGTCGTTAGGATTAATTGCTCTGATTGCTACTGGAGCAATTGCTGCCACTAGTGCAGTCCATAGATCCTTTGGATCTGTAACTCCCGCCATATATAGGGCAAGACCTGATGCGAGTACTGATCTTCCGTATGACGCTAGCATTCCTTTTAGTTGTTCTGTATTCATTTTATTCCTCCTAGGATATAACTCGTGTTAGTACTGTAAAACCAATCCATAGACCAATAATTCCTGCGACTCCCGCAAAAACTGGTGGTGCTGGTACTGGCAATTTGAATGCTGCGAACACGACACCGCATCCAAAACCTGTTAGCATTGATAAAATAATATCTTTCACTTAACTTCCTCTTCTTCTTTTGGTAGTAAATTCTTTAATTCTTCATATGCCTCTGTTATTTTCTTCAAAGAATAGTAGTTAGGCTGCATTGCCATAAGATCTCCGTACTCTCTAAAGTAATTAATTTCTGGCTCAATATCAGTAACAAACTTATTAAGACCAGATTGAACCTCTTCAATATAGTTGAATGCCCAGTCCCGTGAATCAGAAAGAAACTTTAAAAAATTTTCTTGATGTATTTGCTGATCTGTTTTATCTTCTTTTGAGTTTTTAATTGTCTTGATATATTCTTCTAAGGTAAAGTTATCAACATATAACTTTCCTGCAAGTTTTTGTGAAGTAATTAATTTTTTTAGTGTTACGGCATAGGCCATTGCAAAAGAAACAATTGCAGAAACTAATGCAACTATAACAATGTTTTTATTCATTTAGTAGCCTCCCTAGTAACCAAAACAATAGCACCTTCCATCTCTAATGCTTTTTTAAGTTGTACAACATACTGTAATGCTGCAATCTTTTCATCATGCAGTAGTCCAGCAAAATGTCGTTCATCTAATTTTACAGTAAGAAAATGATCATTGTCAATAAGTTGAACAGAAAAGCCTTTAGGTGCTGGTACTGCGTGAAATGCTCTTCTCATTGAATCTGTATACATTTTATTTGTCCATTGTTAAAACTTGCCATGTGTCTGCCCAATCTACCTTGGTTTTGTGGTTATTGAATTCTCTAGACACCTTACCGTCCTCAAGATATACACCACCCCAAACTCCCCATTCCTTGCCAGATACACCATTAGCAAAACATTTTCTTGCTAGTGGACACTGCATACATAAAGCATCAACTAAAAATCTGGACTCAGGTTCGTCCTCATATTTATCAAAAAATATATTAGTATCAAGGTCTTTGCATGGAGCATCGTCTTTCCATAGATGCTGCTTCATACCTACTCCTTATACTTGCCTGGAATCTCCCAGCCATTACGAGAAGGAGTAAAAGTTTTTTGAATGTACCACTGATCTTTGATACGAATTCCATTAACGTCTGTTCTGCCAAGATTTGTTTTCTTGAGTTCTAGAACATCCCAACCAACCCATTTGAGGTTGCTATTTTTTGATACAATTTTTTCCATTGTATCTAAGTCTTTTATGATCATCTGTACTCCTTTTAGTATCTAAAAATTCCAACTTCAACATTATTAAGTTCAGCATGAGCAACAAGTTTTGAATTTGACTGCTTCTGTGTACTTAAAAACGCAAAGTAATTTACGTAACTCATATTTTCTTCAACCCATGATGCAGGTGCTTTAAAGAACTTAATCTTTTTTCCACGAGCCTTCATTCCTCTTTCGGATAAGTTTGAAAACTCTGAAACAAAAGAATTTACTTTTGCTGGGCCTACTGAGTAAATAACAAATTCCTTATCATCTTCTTTCATGCAAGAAAGAGCAACGCTCATTGCACGAAGAAATACTTGATAATCACTAAAATCATTTGTTCCCTGTACTGCCACTATCATTTCTATTCCCACCCTTTAAGTTATCCAATATGAATAACATCTTTTCAACGTCTTTTTTGGACATATTGGTTGTGTCTACTGGCTTTGCTGAATCTGATACAGGAGTACCATCTTTTACATTAGCAACATAAAATATGTTACTAGCCACCCAATATGCTTGATCTTCTACAACCAACACCTTAATTGTACCCTCTTCTCTTCGTTTTTGCAACTGAGAAGATAAATGTTGATTTTGTGGTAAATCATAAGTAAAAAACTTTTTCATCATTTTATGCATATCGCTTTGACGATAGATAGTATAATGATTTTTTTTATACTTACTCTTTGCTACTATTCTAATTATAGACCAAGCACATATGATTGTCAAGCCCACTACTAGGACATACTCCATGCTTAACCCTTTCTAAAATTAAAAGGGCTGTTTTCCCAAACCTTGTTTCTTTCACGCTCTACTATAGCCCTTGACCATGAAAATCCAGCATCGCCACCCCAAGCATCCCACATAATACGACCATTGGATGGAAATTCAGGTCCATCATAAAAACCTTTACCCTTTTTATCTACCTCATGACGAGAGAAGAAAGAGAACATTCTCTTAACAGTATCAAGAGACATTGCAGATCCATTAACAATATCTGTTGCTCTTCCCCAACCTACAGGGGTACCAGCACCAGTAGCCTTGCCATCTTCTTTCCACTTTAAAGCACGACGTGCTGCTGCTTTCATTCCTGCATTAGGTGAATATGTATCAGCCATTAGTCTTTACCTTCTTGTGATTAACATAGTAGTCTCCAAGAATAGACTTTACTGTTCCATTCTTGTTCATACGAACAATCTTTCCATCTTTAATTTGAGTTGCATTAAATGCCCCTGCTTTTTTCTTTGGCATTATTTAATAAACCCCTTTGGATCAAAGGATCCATCCCAAATACTTTTTGCTTCAGATACTTCATCTGATTTATATGTACCACCACGTCGCTTATACTCTTGAACTACCCAGGAGTTAGCAACAGCAGATGGATATACATCAAACTTATCTTTTGCTGCTTGCACTACTCTTGCATATAGTTGTGGATTAGAAGGAGTAGATCCACCTCTACGAGGCTCAATCATTGCCCCATAGTTTGGCTTCTTTGCTTTACCAATTGAAGAATCATATGCATCCATAAGGTCTGGTTGAGAATTCATGTTTGGCATATCTTCAACTGTTAGTTCTGGCTCAACTGGTAGTGGATCAATTGCAATAAATAAACTCATTGTGCATGCAGAATACAATCTTGTTGCTTCCCATAATCCGCTGTCTTCTTGTTCAAACAATTGAATAAGAACTGCAGGGTTTTCAGGAGTTGCTTCAAGTGTATACTCTCCACCAGGTACGCCAAGCATTCCTTCACGCATTACATGAACTACTTGTCCAATATGAAACTCTTCATCTCCACCATGTGCAGTCATAGCAAAGTCGCCTTCCTTAAGGTTTGGCATTGACTTTCCTATATTTCCTTCACTACGATTAATGGCAAAAATTTGTGCTGCTGCCTCTGCTCTTGAAGTATGGCAACCCATTACTTCATTTGTACCCTCTTTTAGAGCAGGGTACCCAGAGCACCCAAATGATCCTTTTGCTCCTACTTTATATGGCATGACGATCCTCCTAGACCTATATACTGATTATAGCAGAATTTACTTTGCTAAAACTCTCTTTATTTCATTGAGGCATTCTAGGGACTCACTGTCCATTTTCTTTAATTCTTCTAAGTTAAAAGCCTTTTTTGTAAGGGTTACCATGGGGTTAGGGTCAAGCAAATCAACTTCCAAGAACCCATCTTGCCAAAGATTCATTATCTGATTATTGACCTGATTTAAGTGCTCTTGGTAAACCTCTGGCATAATATCAATCATTTTTTCTGTCATTGAATATAAGAACTCTCCGCTTATTGGGTCAACACCAACTACCTCAATGGCCCCATTTAGTATTAGCATGTCAAAGATTTCTGGACTAGCCTCATTCATTTTACATTAATTCCTGCAACTGTTCTCTTGTTTGTGCACCAGTTACTCTTTTTACTTCAGAGCCATCCTCAATAACAATAAATGTAGGTACTGACCTAACGTTCATGTTTTTAGCCATTTCTGTTTCCTGGTCAACATCAATAAATTGAAATTTTACAGAAGAGTCACGGTTAAGTTCTTCAACTATTGGTTTCACCCTTTTACAAGGATTACACCAGTCTGCTGTAAAATATAAAATATGTTTCACTTACCAGATTTCTTTCTAGCCTTTGCAAGTTCGTCAAAATCTTTTACCTTAGTGTCTCCAAGATATCCCCATGCATAACCATCATTGATCATCATGTCGTTAAGGGATACTGTATCTCCATTAATATATACCCAGCCTAAAATGCGACCATACTTTTCAGATGAGTCCATCTTCTCAGTTTTAATGACAACAGACTTTGCATCTTTTAGAGCCTTCTTTAGGTATTCTTTGGACTCAAGGCCAAGAGCCTTTTCTTTAAGATCCTTTGTACGGGACTCAGGTGTATCAATACCAGCCAATCTTACACGGGACTGAAACAAAATATCAAACCCTAAATCAATAAGAACATCAATGGTATCTCCATCAACAACATTTTCTACTTTTCTTACATAGTATTCATACATTAGTAGTCTTTCCCCTTTGCTTTATTTTCAATAAGTTTATCTCTTTCATCAACGACAGTTATCATAAATGCCATCATTTTTTTATAAGATTCTGGATTATCCATAATCTTATTATAGTGGTGACCACAAAAAAGTAGATCTCCATTAAGACCAGTTACTCTAACTAAAGCCTCTGCTGCACAAGAATCACAACGATCTGTTGCCTTAAGAACCCACTGCTTTTCTACAATATCTTCTGCTATAGTCATATTCATATTATACTCCTAGTTTCTCTATTTTTCAACACAGCCTATATTAAACTTTATTCAAAAAACTTTTTTTGCCAAACTTCTTTTTTATAAAAGTTAGAAAGTCCTTTTCTTTGGTTTATCTTTTTTTCCCAAAAAAAATCGCTATATTCTTGACTTTCAGATTTCCAATCTTCTCTTTTTATAGGTATTATTTGAAACATTGGGGTTCCAGCAGGGATGGTTCCCGTAAAACTTTTTTTAATATAAAATGGTATATTTCCTATTTGAGCATGTATTGATTTATCAAAATCAACAATTCCTGAAAGAGTTATAAATGGTAGGTCAACCCTATTTAAAGGATGCACTACAAGAGCAGAGTATCCATCTGGCAATATTGTTGACCAAGGTCTTTGCCAAATAAACTCAATGTTGTAAAAAGAGTTATCAATTGGCATATCCGATGTTTCTCTATAATGAAATAGTGGCACCTTACTGTCAAAAAAAACCTTTAGTCCATCTTCTTCATCTATAATATTAATATCACACCATGTAGTTTGAATATACCCATTAGACATGGAGTCTAAAAAAGGAATACACTTTTTTACATTAAATAAATCTTTTCCTGATTTTATACTTTTATACCAATCTGGAATAAAATTTTTTGCTGGCTGAGGAAACATGACAGCATCCTCTATATCTTTTGTGCCAGGAACAAAAGTTATTTTCATTTTCTATGATCCGTTGAATAAAACCCAGTACCATTAAAAATTGCTGTTACATTAGAATATACACGCTCCAGTGGTAGGGTGCAAGTTTCACACCCATACCCTGGATCGCTATCTTTAATAGAACGAACTTTAATGACTATACCTTCACAAGCACCAGTACATTTATATTCGTATGCTGGCAATTACTTAACCTGATTTGCCTTAGAGCCACCTGAAGACTTTTTTACTACAGGCTTCACAGTTTTTGCTGACTCTTTCTTTGGTGCTGGTGCTTCAGTTGCTGCCAACTTGTTTAGTAGTGGAAGGTCTTCTTCACCAGTGTAGACTGGGCGACCCCAACCAACAATTCCGTTGATCAACTTCTTTTTATTGTTCTTAACATATGCACGAGTCTTCTCTACGCACATTCCTCCGTTGCGCTGGTCTCCCTTTGCAGTTCCTGAAGTGTTTCCTTCAATAACCTGGATTGTTCCATCGCCATTATTCTTGATGCAAATACCAACATGTGAAATACGATTTACACCATCTTCTGGGAAATCAAAATAAATCCAGTCTCCTGGTGTTGGATCATCATTGCGAGCATCTGCCCAACGATTATTTTTCTTAAACCAATCTGATGCTGCTACTGTTGATGCAGACTTTGGATACTTCTTTGGATTTAAGCCAGATGTGAACGCACACCACGAAACAAACGATTGGCACCATGGCTGAAAATTCATTCCAGTCCATTTACCATACTTTGTTTCATTATCTTTAGGGCCTTCAATAGTCCCTACTTCTTTCTTTGCAACTTCAATGATTGCTTCTAATGAGCCTTTGACAGCCATGTAAACCTCCTAAGTTTAGTACTACAAGTATACCAAAAGATGAGCAGTTTTACAACTTACTCAGGTTGTTTTAGACGGTGGTCTAAATGTTACTTTATCTTAATAGTTTTAGGCTTTTTGTCTTCAGGAATAATACGATCTACATTAATATGTAGCATACCATCCTTCATCTCAGCCCCAGTTACTTCCATGTATTCTCCAAGAGCAAATGATCGTGTGAACTTACGACCTGCAATGCCTTTGTGAACAACTTCAGCATCTGTTACTTCAACAATCTCTCCCTTGATAATTAATGTTCCATTATCTACAGATACATTAATATCATTTTTTGAAAATCCTGCAATAGCAATAGAAATTCTATATGTATCTTCATCTAACTTAAGAAGATCATATGGAGGATATGATGTTGTATTTGTTTTATGTGCTGTATTAAGACGACCCAACTCTCTGTTGAATCCAATAAAAAAAGGATCATTGAAAAGATCCATAGCGAACTGTGTTACCATTTTATTCCCCTTTCAAGCGAATAAGTTAATGTACCCCCGTAGGCAGTACGATACTATTATACCAGAATCAGTAGCCCTACAGAGAATTGAACTCTGCCCACCAAGATGAAAGCCTGGTATCCTAACCACTAGACGATAGGGCCTTGGAGCGGATAGCGGGAATCAAACCCGCACATTAACCTTGGCAAGGTTACGCACTATCACTATGCAATATCCGCTTGGCTGGTCTGGCAGGCCTCGATCCTGCGACTTGCGAATTAACAGTTCGCCACTCTACCAACTGAGTTACAGACCAAAACCTTTTACTTTAGTATGTCCACAAATACACTAGTTTGTGTATTACGACCAACCGCTTTTTGGCTAATAGACTTCATATAGTCATATGTTAATTGATATGTACCCTTGTAGTTTTTAGCCCAATATGCAGAAAATGCTGCTGTTGCTGCTGATGTTCCAACAGATCTTTTTACCTGAGTATCAAATGACTCAAGAGCATAAAAATCTACAGCAGGTCCTCCATTTGAAAATGGAGAAATTGCTTTATCTGCAGTTGCTCCAGCAATGGTTACTGCTGAAGGAATACATGCTGGGAAATTAACCCTAGCAATATCTCTATTATTACCTGCAGCAAACATTGTAGCAACACCCATAGAAGACAATGTGTCAATATTTTTGATCAGTGAATCATGTCTTGTGGTTATTGGACAATAGTTTGCGCCAGATCGTAGATTGTGATTTCCTAAAGATGCAGATACTGAAACAATGTTATACTTTTGCTTGTTTGCAATTGACCAATCAAGCGCTCTTGCTATTTCAATATCGCTAAAGGTAGAAATTTTACCATTTGGCAATACCCCAGCAATACGAATAAATATAATATTAACATCTGGGTTGACCTTATTTGCAATAAGAGACATAATTGTTCCATGCTCAAATCCACCAGTCAGTGCCTGTGAAGATGGTAATGTTGCAGATCCAGGGCCTTCTTGAAACTTGGTTCCATTTAGGCATGGTCTACTATCTAAAATACATACCTCTTGTACTAACTTTGCTTTTAGTTGAGGAATAGAGGAATCAATTGCTGTATCAATAATTACAATTGATTTTTCTGTTGATGCACTTGCAGGTTGAAGCAAAACTAAACCTAGAATTGCCATAAGCCCCACTGCTATTTTTTTCATTTTTTTCTCCTTATATCATTAGACGGACTACATGACAACATGGGTCGCCACCGTCTTCCCATTCTTGAACTTCTTCTTCATCCATATATTGGTATCCACCATCGTGAGTATTGCAGTATGGGTCTGAGATCCATCCCCGCTCAATACCGCTTGTTAGCCAGATACCAAATTCTGCATCTTCTATGTCATCTTCTTTATGCATATTAAAAGTATACCCCTAAACGCTTACTACGTCAACTGGACCCATACAGGATGGGCTAAATTTAATGGCTGCATTTACTGCACCAACAACACGCTTTCTAGCGTCTTTTGTTTTTTCTGTGGCATTTAAATATCCATAAGCATATTCAGCACCTGACCCCATAGCAAGATAAGGAAGTGTATACTTAGACAAAGACATATCGCCAGAACTGTGCTCATAGATTTGTCCACGAACAGCAATTATCAAACCAAGATCTCCATCCTTAGATGTGTCAACCCAAAAGTCGTTATAGAATGCCCTAAGTTGTTTAATAAACTTAGTCTGCATAAACTTATCTGTATCTTTAATGTCTGGTACATAGGGGTTAAAGTTATAGCGAATTCTCTCTCCGTCCATTGAGCCAGCATACCCAATAAGATAGGGTCCTAGTTTCCAAACCTTTGGGCTAGATAGTGCTAAAATGGTTCCATCATCAGATGCCCCACGATCTCCAGCCATGTAGATCTTATTGTTTAACTCATCACGAACAACTGCAATACAAGTCATGCAGAAACCCCTCCCAAAGCGATATATTCAAGTATACCATTCCCTGGAAGGGGCTGTCAAATAGGGTCAAAGATGTTTAATTATGCTGTCTTTGATATTTTTCTGCGCTTCTCAACTGCTGCATCTTGCACTGTTACTGCATTTTTATCTGTGGTAGAAAATGCTGCATTGATTTCATCTCTTGTAAGTTTTCCGTCATCCATAAATGCACGAGCCAACTTCTCAACAACAACTGCTACTGCGCTAAGGCCTGCAACTGTCATAGCCTTTGCTACTGAGATTCCTGCGATTGCGCCAGCACCGATTACTGCTAATGCATTTGCTGCGAATACCGCAACAATACGCATAAGAATATTCCAAATGTTTGTGATACTGTTCATATTAGTCCTCCTCCCTGCTTCTAATAGGATAAGTTAATATCCATGTGGTCATTGTTATCATAATTCCATAACCAACTACGGTCTTTGCAGATCCGTCCAAAACAACCCAGGCAATAAACATGCCAAGGAGTGTCCACTGTTGGTCAAGAATATCCTTGATTAGTTTTACCATTTTTCAGTCCTCCTAGAACCGCCTGAGTTTGCACCAGTACTTGAACCACTTGCTGGGGCTGCGGGTGCAGAACCACTTGCTGCAAGGCCAACAGCGTTTAGTGCTGCACCTGTTGCAACAACTGTTGCTATAACCATATCTTTTGCTTCTTCTCTTTCTTCTTCTGTCATATCTGCACCAATACTTCCAAATGCTGCTAAGGCTGCTCCTGGATCAGTAAATACCGCCTCTAATAGCGCTCCTGGATCTTGAACTAATTCAACATTTGCAGCAACCTCTGCAGTAATGACAAGGGCATTTCCATTTTCATCTGTGCGAAGTTCTACTGGGGTTGTTGGTGGAAGATCTGCAAATGAAACACCAGATGCCTGTACTTCTGCTGCTGAGATAGATTGTCCTGGTTGAAGGTTTGCTACAAGTGCTTCTACTACTACCGCTTTTTCTTCAGTAGATAATTCTTTCCCAGCCTGGGCTTCTTCTGCTAACTTATCTAATCTTTCTTGTTCTGCTTTAGCCTTGTCAGCCTCAGCCTTTGCCTCTTGCTCTGCCTTTAACTTAGCATCTGCTTCTGCCTTAGCCTTTGCTTCTTGCTCCGCTTTTTCTTCCGCTAACTTCTTGGCTTCTTCCTCAGCCTTAATCTTTGCCTCTAACTCAGCCTTTACTTTGGCTTCTTCTTCTGCCTTTGCCTTTGCTTCCGCTTCTAGTCTATCTGCTTCAGCCTTTTCTGCTTCTGCCTTGGCTTTTGCGGCTGCTTCTTCTGCAGCAATTCTTTCTTCTTCTGCTTTCTTTGCAGCCTCTTCTGCTGCTATACGCTCTGCTTCAGCCTTTGCTGCTGCTTCTGCAGCGGCTTTTGCTTCTGCCTCTGCTTTAACTCTTGCTTCTTCTGCTGCCTTGGCTTCTGCCTCAGCCTTTGCTCGTGCTGCTTCTGCTGCAATCCTAGACTGCTCTGCTTCATATGCTTGCTGTGCAGCAACTCGTGCAGCCTCTGCAGCAATTCTTGCTTGCTCTGCTTCATAAGCCTGTTGTGCAGCAATGCGAGCATTTTCTGCTTCTATGGCTGCTAATCTTGCAATCTCTGCTAACCTTGCTTCTTCTGCAACTCTTACTCTTTCTGCTTCTTCTTCTGCTAAGGTAGTGCTAACCAATATTCTTGCTTCGTCTATACTTGTATTCATTTCTGATATAGCAACACCTACTGCTAAAAGCGCAGACTCTAAATTATCTTCTGCCTGCTCTAGATCTATTTGTGCTTGTTCAAGTTCATCTTGTGATGATTCTAAATCATTTTGTAATATAGTTAAAGCCTGCTGTGCAGTGGCAAGTTCTGTTTCTGCAATATCAACTTCTTCTTGTTTTGCTTCTACTGCTTCTTGATCATATCCAGTAGTCGTTGGTGTTAATTCTGTTAAAATATTATCTTGTCTTATTCCAGTTCTTGGACCACCATAAACATCAGTATTGCCAGACATGGTTCCAGTTCCAGTCCATAGACCAGTTTCTGGATTAACAGTCATGTCCCACGTAATATATGTAAGTGGTCCATTTGAATCGCCAAATCTATGTAAAACCCAATCAACCTTTAGGGTCGTATCTGTAGTTGTAACTACAATAGATGCACCTGTGCCAGCACTCATATAATCTGATTGAAAAACATATATTCCATCTTGAGTTGCATTTGGCCATCCCCAGTATGTATAGTCTGCTCCACCAAATGAAATAATAGCCTTAGAACTTACATATACCTGGCTATTTGTTCCTTGTCCATTAAATAAAGTGTCTCCTAATTTAATATCAAATGGCACCTGTATCTGAGTAGAGGCATCCCACATAGGTTGCAGGGTAACAGATGTTGCTGTAGATGAGTCTGATATAGGGGCAACATATCCTGGAGTTGTATAATTTATTGTGGGATTTCCAGCACTTTCAAGGGTATCTAGTTCAGACTGCTTTACTGTAAGAACTCCCTGATCAATAGATACTGTTACAGTCTGTGAGTCTACTGCTATTTGTAAAATCTGTACACTTTCTTCAGCCTCAGCAACCAAAACAGTAGCAGAATCAACTTGAGCCACAGCCGCAGTAGCACTATCTACTACTGTCTGAGCCTGTAATATTGAGTCCTGAGCCTGTGTGATAGTGGCTGTAATGGTCTCTGTAGGGCTTGTAATGGCTGTTGCTTGGGTTTCTATGACTGCCGTGGCAGTTTCAGCCTGAGTTATTGCAGTCTGTGCTGCCTCAATAACGGCTGTTGCGCTTTCAATTGTTATTATTGATCCTGCAGAAATAATTGCTGTTGATGTTTCTGATGTTGAAACTTGTACTGTCACTTCTTCATTTGCACCAGCATGGTCAAATGGGGCTATGATAAGCCACAAAACCACTAATAGTCCCACCAAACCACTCTTTAGTAGGAAAGATTTAATGTTGGGTCACACCCTTTCCAAGATGTTTGATAACCCTATTATATCATTTTTTAGGTACAAAAAAGAGGGCTAGCACTTGGCTAACCCCCTTAATTGTTGGACTATATTATGCCTTGACCTTCTTAGCAATCTTTGCAACTGCTGCTGCAAGTGATTTAATTTGTGCTTGAAGTCCAGCAATCAACTTGGTTACAGACTCTGAAAGAACTGCAACTGCATCTGTTGCTGCTTGTGCTGCTGCTGTGGCAGCATCTGCTGCTTTTGCTGCATCAAGTGCTGCAGTTGTTGCTGCATTAGAAGCATCTAAAGCCTCTTTTGCTGCATCTGTTGCTGCCTTCTGTGCAGAATCTTCAACAAGTGCCTCTGCAGAAACTACAACCTGACCTGCTACTGGAAGAGATGATCCACCAGTTGCTGTAATCTTAATTGTATTTTGTACAAGTGGCATAAAGACCTTGTAGGTCTTAACTGTTGCTGTATCTGTTGTAACAGAAGTCGCTGTTAGTACATCAGATGCTGATCCAAATGCGTAGTTAGAAACAATTCCACCTGTAGCAAATAGATTAGCGTGTGTCTTACCAGATACTGGAAGGCCTGCTGCATCTAGAACCTGAACTGTAACAATTGCTGCTTCTCCTGGAAGGTACTTAGCCTTATCAAATGACAACTTAACTGTTGCTGCAGTTCCTTCTACACGAGCAGCAACTGGAGCAGATGATACTGTACCTGACTTAACAGTTACAGCGACTCCACCTGTCTTTACTCCTGTAAGAGTAAATACTGCTTCACCATTTACGATTGATGCTGCAGTTCCTGAATCGGATACCACTGAAACATCGCTTGAGAAAGCGTTAAGTGTGCCTGCTCCAACTGTTACACCAGAAGCATCGTATGCTACTGCCTTAATTGTTGAAGTGTTTGCTCCAGTAGCGATAACAGGCTTGACTGCTGTTGCTACGATAGATGCGATATCTCCGTAGAATGTTACCTTCTCAGTTGCAAGAACTGCACCTGTAAGTGTTGTAAGAGTAATTGTTGATACTCCTGCTGTACCGTCAGCAAATACACCAATGTGATTTCCTGCTGGGATGACTAGAGAACGACCAACAGAGGTCATTGTTGTGGCATTTGTGCCAAAACCAATCATACCTGTTCCTGATACTGTTGCAAGAATTGACTCAGTTGCTGCTCCGCCTGCTGCATTCTTAGGTGTAACAACAATTACTGCTGCTGCATCTGTAGAAGTAGCCTTTGGTGCGTATACTGTAGCGTCTGCGGTTGCAGTTGTAACTTCGCCTGCATTAAGGATTGAGGTTGTTGTTGCTGCAGAAGGTGTAACATCTGCTGCTTTAACTGTTACTGTCCATGCAACGGATGGACCTGTTGCTGGGCGGGTTGTAAGAATTCTTGCTTCATAGGTACCCGCAACTGTTGGTGCAACCAATGAAACTGTGAACTTTGCAGTCACAAATCCTGGTGTTCCAACTGTTGAATTAATATCTGCTGAAAGGTTTCCTGCTGCAATTGTAACTACAGAGGTTGTTGTTTCAAGCAATGAGAGCGTTGCGCTCTTTGATGAGCCTACTGGCTGTGCAAAAATAGCAGATAGCACGGTTGCCGTGTCTGCTGCTGTTTCTGAAATAAATGATAATGTGACCACTGCTGTAGCAGTCTCACCAGCAACGATTGAATCTGTAGCAGAATCAATTGTTAGTGTTGGCTGAATTACAGCAGCACTTGTCGGAAGTGCTGACATAACGCCGAAGGACATTGCTGCAGCGAGTCCTAGGGCAATTTTCTTAAATGAATTCATCTTTCTCCTTGTTTGTTTTATTCCAGCCTTGAGGCTAGAGATTTTATATTAAGTTGAACTTGTCTAAGAAATCACGAACATCGTCCGTCATTTGCTTAGGCTCTAATTCTACCATAGATCTACGTTTCTCTGCAAGTTGAGCAGAAGAAGAAGACCAAGTGTGTACTTCAATAACTGTATTAGCAGTCTTTGGGGTATGTGATATAGCCCCAAATACTGATCCAGCCAATGCATCTGCCAAGTCTTTAGACTTCTTTCTAGGGTGATCTACACGATTACCCTTCATAATCTTTAACTCAGACATTTCTTCTAGCAAGATTGGAATCATAGGAATTGCTACACGCTCTTCGTATATCATCATTGCTAAATCTTCATAGTGTTTCTTCGCAACAGAAACTGTTTCAGTTCTTATTCCTACCGCCTGCAATTCATTTTGAATATCAAACGACTGCCAACGGTCAAAAGAAACCATGCCAATGTTAAATCCTTCTCTGCGAAGGTTGATAATCCAATTTTTAACATCAGACAAGTTAACTGGTCCTTCTGCTCTTGGTTCCCACCAAGCAACAGCATCTACCACAACCATTGGGGCTACCTGTTCATAGTCCTTGATTACCTGAATATTTACCCATTTATCTACGTGAGAAATTGCAACTGCACACTTATCGTGCTTTTGTGCAAGGTCAGCATGAATATAATAAACCTTGTCTGGGTCTGGTTTAAAGGATTCGTCAAACCTTCTAAACTGATCTAATGGATTACGAAGTGTCATAACCTTTTCTAGTTTGGTTCTGTCTTTAAAGAAAGCATCAGAAGCATAGGTGGGCATACATGCAAAACGCATCATGGCATCTGCAAGGTCTGTGTAAAATGCAATCTTAAAGTCATCAATTTGGCGGGTAGGATTTACTTCCCAGGTTGGTCGTTTAAATGCCAACACTCTTGGAATTTTATAAGAAAGTATTGTGTCTTCATCCCAAGAAATTTCAAACCTATTTCCTGGATCCTCATGTGGCAAATCTGGATTCATAATAAAGGTGTGCTTACGCTCTACAGTTTCTTTTTCAGCAATTACTGATTCATACTTTTGTGAAATAAAGTCACCCTGATAACGGGGGAATGAAAGCAAAACAACCTTGCCAAGATCAGGAAAACGAGAATCTACAGTACCACGAAATGCTTTATAGATATTTTCAGCAGTCTTTCCCTGTTCATTACCTGTTCCAACCTCTGATGCAAAACCAGAAATTTCATCAAGCACTGCCATGAATAGGTTCAAACCCTCATGTGATTCACGCTCTGAGTGACCAGAGTAAACAGTTACAGATTTGTCAAAATCAATTGAGTCTGCCTTGGCATTAAACTTTCCAGCAAACCAAGGGGATCTTTCAATCTTTGATTTAAAACCTTTAAAGAAAACATTCTTAGCCTGCTGTGCGTTAATAGCAACGTTGATAATATCAATGGCATCTCCTGCAGGCTTTCCATAATAGATAGCAGGGTCCTTAAGGCATAGAAGTTTATATACTGTATAGGCACAGGCTACAGTTGATACGAAGTCTTTTCCAGATCCCTTGCCAAGTTGGAGAATGATTTCATTCTTTGTGTATTTATTAAAGTATGCTTCTCCATCATCCCCCATAATATCTATAAGATCTTCTTTACGATAGATCTGACTCATTGCCTCTACTATTTGATACTGAATATCCGAAAGTGGTGGTTGACCAAGATAGTCTGGAGACTCAACAAATGTCTTTGCGTCTACAGGCTTTTCTATAAAATGATTCTCTTTTAGTACTTCAAGAAAATCATTGAACATCGTGGACAACTGTAATCACTTCTCCCTCTTTTGCAATCGCAGAAAGTCTTTGCATGATAATATCACGAACCTCTGGATGTTCTGATGCAATATCTCTAAGGATTCCAACAAGAACTTCTTGACGACGCTCAATCTCAACCATTTCTTCAGCAAGTTCTTTGTTCTCAAGAAGGCCAGCCTTTTGCAGCATATCAATTCTTTTTGACTCAATATCCATTACTAGTTTAATAGCAGCAGTCTTTGCACTAAGATTATTAGTCATAGATGCTTCGTCAATAACTTCATATGACTTAGAGATAAGTTTAGTATAGTGTGTATCTGCTCCAACAAGGGCTTCTTTAGCACGAGCACGGATTGCAGAGTTGTCAGATGCCATAGCCTTCCACTCATTAATTAAAGTAACAACACGGGTGCGTGGAATATCTAACTCTTTAGAAATTACTGTTGGGTCATTACCTTTTAAGTATTCACTGACAACAGTGTTTACCTGATCAAGGTGCTTAACTAAATCTTCTTCAGTTGACATATTTGCCTTCTAGCCTATTGATCTCATCCTTGATATAAAAGATTGCTTTCTCAAGGTCTTGAATAGTTTTAGATTCATCCTTAAGTCCTGCTCTCCAGAGATACTTGAATGCGTTGCCAATATTAAAATTACGATGGCGAGTTATTTGTATGCACTCAACACCAGAAGGATCAGTGGTGTAGTGACGTGGATGGTTTACCTGATCAACTGTAATATTTAAGTTATCACTCATTCTCATCACCCTCTATATCAAATGCGTCTGGCAAACCTCTTAGTGTGTATAGAGCATAAGAAACTCCTACCGCTCCTACAATAGTTAAAATAGCAAGTGCTTTTTGAAATTTATTCATCGTCTTGACTTCCTTAGTCCAAATTTAGCAAGGTAAACGTAGATTGTTTCTACGCTTGAACCGCATTCTTTAGCAATCTCTTCTGGAGACTTTTTATCCATAAGATACCTCTTACGTAGCCAAACTTCGCTTGTATATAGTTTACCAGCCATGATGTTATTTGTCAACCCCCATAGCCTTTGTCCAATTGCTTAGCGCCCAATGACCAATACCGCAGGCATCAGCCACATCATTATCTGTAATACTTCTATCATATATAGTATTGATAAACTTAATAGTTCTTTCTTTTCTTAGGTTTCTTTCATAAGTCTTATACCAAGACAATGACTTACCAGGATTTTGTGATCTAATAAATAGTTGCTCATCTTTAGATATTTTCTTATTACCAATAAAGTTTTGCCAGGTAATAGGTGATACCTTACCAACTATACTAATTCCACACATAGCAGCAGCACCAAGCAAGGCTCCTTGAACTAGAGCAAGATCAGCAGCAGTCTTAGGACTATTCATAAAGACTGTATGCTCAATAACAATAGCATCTGCTTTCATTACCGTTTCAAAGTATGCCTTAGTCTTCTTTGCTGCATCTCCTACTTTTTCATAAATATCTTTGCCTTCAAAATTGATTTTGCCAACCTCCTTAAGATGCTTCCCAGAAAAAACCGCAAACGCAAGGCTATTGGTGCTAGCATCAATTGCACAGATTCTTTCTGGCTGAAGTTCTATACCCCACTTATTCTTGCTCATACTCAATAAAACCTTTCAATTCTTTAAGCATTTTATTTACTTCTTTTTCACTTACGTTACAGTTAGAGCAAAAACCAGAGTCGTTGTAGATGGACAAAGAAACTCCGCATCCACCAAGACACCTTCTGTCTTTGCCAATTCTCTTTTGTCTACGTGTAACTTGATATCTTTCAGCAATCTTTTCTCTTGTAGATTCGTCTCTACAGATATCGCTGCAATATATCTGATAACTTACTTTAGGATCAAAGTAGGTATCACATCTGTTACATAGTTTCAACTAACTTCTCCATTGATTTGATTTTAACTACCCCTTCTCCAGCATCTGAACATGCTTTTTGAATTGGGCAGGTTTTGCATATCTTAGAGTTAGAACGATAATTTTTTGTAGGAAGGGTTCTTTCTTCCCATGCCTTACGAACATCTCTCATCCATTGGAATGCGTTATCAATCCATTCACGATAGTTATCATCTACCTCTACTGGAAGAATAAGTAGTTCATGATTGTTTTTATTTTCATAGATAAGTACACCCTTCTTCTTGCCAAGGATCTTCATGTAAATAAGTAACTGAATAAGGTGACCAGTCTTTGGCTTCATTGAATTTTTACGATACTCAAAACCTTCATTGAGCATAGTTTTAATTTCTCCAACAATTTCTTCGCCTTCCCAATCAAGCATAACGTCACCATATCCAAAGATAGGTGGATCATCATGGCGAATTTTAAACTCAGTTGTTTCCTCATTGTTCTCATCACGATAAATCTTAACAATACCAGCATTCATCATGGCATTCTGAATTCTTGCGTGAGACAGGGTTCCTGCAGTCATGTTTGCTGCGCCATAGGCATCTGCATTATCTTCAAACATCTGGCCATCAAAGGCTAGATACCAATATCTTGGGCATTCTCCATGTGAGTATGCAATTGTAGATGGTGCAAATGTTTTCTTTTGTGTTTGCTTTGGGCCACGATTAATAATATATCCGTGCTTAATCTTTTCAATTAAAGCGTCGCTGTCAAGAATGTTATTCTTTTTTGCAGCAGGCTTAAGCATTACAGAGTGTAGTAAATTCTTAGTCATATTCATCCTTTGTTTATATAAGTATACCAGGTTAGCGCATTATGTATTTGAGTGCTGAGACCAAGTTGTTTACTGCTTCTGCTGCTGTGTAATAAATATTTTTCTTTGCCCGATTATTCTTATCAACATTTGCCATCCAAGTAGCCTTTAGCGCTAACTTTCCTGCAATTGCCTGTAATCTTACAATCTCAATACTTGCCACTGGAGCAGGAATATCTGGCTTAATAATTAACTTAGCAATCATTGTTAGTGCTGTGGTTAGTTCTTCATCTTCCATAAACTCTGCAATTTCTGCTAAACCATTTATCATTTCTAGTGTTGTATTTTCTGCCATATTATTCTCCTTCTACTAATTGTTCTAACATATCTAATTCAATTATAGCAAGTCTTACCTTCTGGGTCCCTTCTCCAAGTACAATAATTAATGCAGGGTCCATACTTTTTTTTAGAGCATCGGTAACAGCCTTGGCCCATACGTCTTGATTAAGTGTGAAAGATTTTGAACATTCCTTAAAATCAATAACAAAATTATGCCATGAGGCATCTCCCTTTGTATTGTTTCTGCCAGAGTTTTTATGCTGTATAGCACCAATACGTTTTGATTCAGAACGCTCACTCATCTTTATAGTCTGCTTTCTTTTTCTTTTTAGGAATCATATTTACCTTTGATATGTGTTTTTTGGTACACATCCAAGTGGCATCACCTGATTCTGGCCATAGCCTA